AGTGGGGATCGTCAATTATCAAAAGGTCTGCACCACGGCCCGTTACCGCACCGCCCACACCTGCCGCAAAATACTCACCACCACCGGAAGTCTCCCAACGCCCCGCTGCTTGGCTGTCGGCTCGCAAATTTACACCCTCAAATATCCTTTTGTATTCATCACTGTTCATCAGGTTACGTACCTTACGGCCAAACCTGAATGCCAGTTCCGCTGTGTGCGTTGTCTGCATAATCTTTAACGTAGGGTTACGGCCCATCATCCATGCGGGGAGCATATAACTGGCAAACTCACTTTTAGTATGGCGGGGCGGCATATTGACAATCAACCGCTTTATCTCGCCATTTGCCAACTTATCAAACTTCTCTGCCATTATTTTATGGTGACGGCCATTAATGAACTCAGGCCACGCCAACTGCACAAAGTCCATAAACCCTTGACGGGCTTTCTCGGCCTTTTGTAACGTGTTTGCTCTGTCTAACAAAGAAGCGTAATTCTTTAGCCTCTCTTCTGGAATGGTCAATATTTGATCAGGGGTCATATATCTATAATATATCGAAAATTTTTAGAGGACAATGAACCTATCGGTCATATGGCATTTAGGGGGGTAGGCCATAAATAATTTTTATTTACCTGTGGATTCGTGGCAATCACTATAAACCCACCCTTACGGGTACGTTTATTTGTTCTCAGGGGGGGTCGGTCTCTAAAGTGTTACACATGGTACTTTAAAAAGGTGCCAAGTACCTTTTTATATACTTTTATTACGCGCACAAAAAAGCCGGTAGTTGTGTAAACCTACCGGCCCGCTTTGTTAAAAGTTTAAGTTTAAATGCTACTTAGTTTTTACTGCCGGTGTTACCACTAATTGCACTAGTGGCTTACCATAAAACGTATGCTTTTTATTGCCTACTGTATTAGTACCAGTTAGCAGCATACAAAGTGTGTTACCGCTTGCTATGTTGCCAGTAACAATTTTGCCACCACTAGCAGTAATGGCGGCAGCAATATGCCCTAAGTTATTGCTTGCACCATTGCCACCAACACTAGCCAATTGCATTTTTTTAAATGCTTTGCTTTTGTTGCTGCTAATGGTGCTAACTTGTACGCCAAACATGGCGCACTGTAACTGGTGGCCACGCGTACCAGTGTTAGTGCAAAACATACCGCTGTTGTGTTTAACCCAATTGCTAGGCGTAATGCCTAAGCTTTTAGCAAACGCGGTTAGTTGCACTGTAACATTAGCCAAACTGCCGGCAGCATTGTTAGCTATAAAGTTAGCTATACTTGCACCGGTGGCTTGGCCATTGCTAGGTAATGTATAAACAGCACCACTATTTAGGTTTGCTATTTTTACGGTTTTGCTAACTGTTTTAGTAGTGTTAGCTGCTACGTTTTTTGCTTTAACCATAATGTTTTACCTATGTGTTTATTAACAAAGCAAGGTAATATTAGCGCGTAACACTTATTAACACAAGCATTTTAAGTGTTAAATTGTGTTAAAGTGTAACAAATAACACTGGTTATTTATACAGTATCAGAACCAGTAAAATATAAAAAGCAATTACCATAAGCATGGTTAAACTTTACGGCAGCGAGCGCAAAAGAGTTAGCATTAGATATTTTCTGGTGCGATCGTCCGCGATCGGCGATGATCTCTCTCGATCCATAAAGAGCAATGATTATATATACGTATACAAATACCAATAGACATTCGTCTCTAGTCTAATCGTCTCCTCTCAGGTAGGGATTCCTCTCGGGTAGGGATGTTTCACGTGAAACGATTGAACATGAACAGATACGAGTAGACCAGATGGGAAGGGACAAGAGCCGACTAACCTTCCCTCCTCTGCGATAGAACAAAGTCAAGCATTCCCTCCCAGTCGTAAGGCTTACTTGACTCCCAGTCAGGGGTCATTTCTTCTTTCCTATCTCTTGTTGGTCCAATGTCCATTGCCCTTTCTCCTTTAAATATATAGATATTGTTAGAGGAAGGATGACCAACAAGGTTTAACACACACCCTAATTTCCCACTATATCTTATCTGCCACGCTATTTGATGTGGGCTGAGGTTTACGTAGTTAAGCGACTTTAAGCTGTGAAGCTTGAGTTCTAACCAAAAGGGGAATCCTTCAATGATGCCATGACAATCTGGTATTCCAGGAGTAGCCCATGACTCTAACCTTGTCCAAAACACACCAGAGTGCTTTGTGCCGTCACGTAAATTTTGCCACAGTTTGCTTTCAGGCTTCTTCAACTTCGCCTTCAATGAGTACGTTGCCTTGACTAACCGCAGCTAAAGCAGGGTATTCCTCTTGCAACTTCTTGATTTCATTTAAGACTTCTTCTTTGCTCATGGTGTCTATTTTCCCATGCAGGATTTCTTTACGGTCAATATACAAACCCGCAGCCTGACCACGGTTCTTTTCAGCAGCTACCGCAGCAGCGTACGACCCGTCCTCTAACGCTAAGTCCCTGATTTCAGCGAGTTTTTTAACGTGGCCCTCAAACGTAACCTCATATTTCTGGGCTAGTTCTTTTTTAACCTCGTGTATGCGGGTGACTACGTGGGGATAATGTGACCCATTTAGTAGTTGTGATGCTATGGCATGGGCAGACTTTTTTGAGTAACCTGCACGAACAGCCGCTTCGGTTTGGCTTACGTCCTCACAACAATATATGCGTACGAACTCTTCTTGCTTTGGTGTGATTTTCTTTTCAGTACGTGGGTTAGCTACGACTTCAAGGCTGTTCTTATGTGTTTGTTTGGCTAACGGCATGAACCCAACTTTACTATATAGACAGGTTTGTGAAAAGTTACATAAAACTTTTTGCTGAGTATTCCACTCGCGATCCCCGGACTCTTGTTCAATTATTGATCAACTAAATATACATTTACTGAATCCATTGTGAGTAACCTATTGATAATTATGAAAGATATTAATATAGTGAGATATTGTATATTATGTATTATTGAAAAATTAATTCTTAACTTTTTGAAAACTCCCCTATATAGCAAACTTTGGTTGTTCATAGATATTCGCCCGTACATACTAACCATGTAACACTTTTGTATAATCTATTAATACAAGGAGAATCTTTATGACTGTTCTATACGGTAATAAGCCTTTGCCTCATGCGGCTAAAAGTGCGGTAATCCAAGAATTTTTGCAGCCAGAGTATCAAGACACAGCACACCCAGATTACAAGGGCATGGAATTCTTGCTGCAAACATTTTTGCCTGAGGGCAACTACAGTGTGTACGACGTAGAGTTAATTAGCGGGTGGGTAGATTATATGCACCATAAGCCAAGTGCAGAGTTAGTAGCACGGGTGCATGGCGATCACTTTGTAAAGGTTGCTGATTTTTCCCACGATGGTTGCTATCACAGCATGTACAAGCACACCAAAGAAAATCTATGGGCGTTGGCCTACAATGGCTGCTCTGCACATGGGCAGTTAATGATTTACTTTTTCCTAGACTAATCAACAAGGGGTGGCTACGGTCACCCCTTTTTTAGTTTTTAGTTGCTCTGCAAAAATCGCCCCACCATAATACAAAAGTAGTAAAAGTTTATTAATCTTAAACACTTTGGAGTTTTATATGCAGACGTTCCCACCCCACACTTACTACGGCAGTACAGAAAAAATGCCGTTGACCTTAGAAAATTACGTTGGTGAAATCAGCCAACTGTTAATTGACCAGTTACAAAAAGAGTTCAGTACGGGTACGCCTGACTTAGAGTATGCACAAACAGTTTCTAAGTTATTGGCCGAATCTAATAATGTAATAACTAACGCAATTAAAGATTTTACAAAGGAGTAATAACATGGCAACACGCGGAATGTATATTTTTGAGGGTGCAAAGCCGGAATCGGTTTATGTGCATTGGGACAATGACCCGCAGGGCGCAGCAGAAAAGTTAGCTGAGTGGTTGTGTGTTGAGAACGGCACACCGGAAACTTTTTGCAGGTTAAATGATGGGCAAATGGAGGAGTGTGAAGAATCCCACCCTGACATTGAGTACCGTTACCGTTTGATGTGGCCTACGTTAGTCATGGGCCAACGTAAAAAAGAAGAGGTACAGGAGTTGTTTGGCACAACGGTAGTCCCTAACTCTATGGCGATGATATTGGTCCAACACCGCAAAACATTGGACAATATTGATTGGACGCAGCCAGTTGATAACATTTATGGCCCGTGGGAGAATGAATTTTGTGGGCCAGTGTTTGCCTTTTTAGAGTTGTACGTAAGTGCAGACGCAAGAAAAAAGTATTTGGACAGTGAAACCTTTAGTCACTAAACACAAAAGTAGTGCTTGGTGTGCGACGCTCGCTATGCCATACTACAATAGTAGTACACAAACTAACTGAACCAAAGAGAGGGTTGTATGAAACATTTTATTAAAGAAGCAATATCGTTTGTTTTTGTAATGATTATAGGAGTTTACCTGCTGTGGAGTGTGTGGGTGGGATGGTATTTGCCATGAAAGTAAAAGATATTAAAACAGGGAAGATTTGCGATTGGTCATTGGAACAAGTGCTTGAAGAAATAAACCGTGATCGCTCAGAAAAGTGGACAGCATACAATGAATCTGATTGGCGAGAGGGGTGGGACGAATGGGTAGAAGGTGATATTTTTACTCTAAAAATCCCAGTTGAAGAAAAGTTTTATGTGAATATGTATGCCTGTGGTCGTGCTTATGGTGGACCTGAGGAGGGCGGTTGGTTTTATGATTACGGTGAGTTTAGACACCACATCATAACCGTTGACTCCCGCCTGTCCGCGCAAGCCATTGCAGACCGTATTAGTCAGGCTATTAAAAACGGAGACGCTTGGGAACGGGATGTTGCCAAGTTGAAAAAGCACCAGATGGGTTATGGCCCAACAGACGGTGTAAATCCTGCCACAGGTGAAGGTGATGACAATTACCTTATGGCCGGAGGCGCATGGGGTGATGAAAAACTTGTGTGTGTTGTAGAAACCAGTCCCGGAAAAGATTACCCCGAGGAGCGCCCTTACTATGAGTAGCTTGTTGTTTAGAGATTTAAACGACCAAGAAGTTGTGGAGTTCCAACAGTGGGCGCGTGATAACTATGTTATTGGGTCGCCTATAAATATAGTTTGGCATCCGGTGGTGGTTGCAGAGTGTAACCAAATGAATGCTGAATCCGATGAAAAATAAAAGGAGAATACTATGGCTAGACGTAACCCGCACCGAGCGGAGTATACTAAGAAAAGAAAATCAAAAACCCTTAAAGCAATAGATAAGCGCAAGCGAAACGAAAGAAGAGGTTAGCAAACCCAAGCCCTCCGTAAAAAGAGGGCTTTTTTGTGCCTAAATAACGGTTTTAGAGTACTTTTTTAAAAATAGAGCTGCCTGTAAGCCCCTGTAGAGCAAAAAGAAAAGTAAGTAGGGGTATGGCAAGGGGTAAAAATAAGACCCCGTAGAGGTGTTTTAAAATTATGGGTCTATTTGGGGGTTTTGGATTATATCTAGTTCTGTTAGCAGTTGTTGGACTTCTTCGCGTATGAGTTCGCGCAACGCCTCGTCAATGCTGTCTGCCAGTGTGTCTTCTGCTGCTAACTCTATTGTGACTTGTAGTTTCATAATGGGAGAGGAACCCAGAGAGCAGAAGAAAAGGGATTAAAGACTACCCTCTGGGTTTATTCACGGTGGAATTGCAGACAAATGATAATGCTTATGGCAGAGGATTGCTACGGGAGATTAGCCTATTGGAGTAACTTTTAATTATCCATTGTAGATGCTCCGCCAAATTTTTGGCGCGAGAATTATGCCAGAGTTTAAAACTCTTTTTGATATCTTCGAGTTCTTCCTCTGGGATGTCGTTTACTAGGCTTTGCAATGCGGGAAGGTGACAAGTGGGGCAGACCCAGATGTTACGTCCGCTGAGTGGTACATGAGGTCGACTAATTACTTCTAAGTCGGTTGGGTGGGTTGGTTCTCTACATCGGTCACATACGTCCATCATTTCCTCCTGTTTAGGTTGGCGGCTATTGTCCCACGCACCGCCCGACGTGCTTTGGAGTCAGTAAGCGCAAGGGACGCCTACGTCTTGGACTTCTCATATGTCTTCTAAATACCCCACTAGCTCACCCGCCCTAGAGTTAGGCGTGGTGTGACGATGCCTAACCTCAATAAACAAGTTGTCTGGCCCTTCTTTAGATTCATCAGTAAGAACCTGCTGAAACAATGAAGGGTGATACTGAGCCTGTAGTGCATCACTCGCAGCCTTGAGACTGTCAAAGTAATACTTCTCTTTGGCATAATACTCAGGGTCATAATCAATGGGACGCCTGTCTTCATCTGTCATCGACTTTATCCCTCTTGAGTACATGGGCTTCAAGGCGTGAAGCAATAACTAACATATTACAGTTATCACAACACCGCCCATCCTCGGCTAAAGGCCACGGATTGTTACCAAAACCACCAAAAATTTCTTTACAGAGCACACATTTATATGGTTCTTGCATTAGTCTTTATCTCCTAAATAACCTAACTCCCTGCCCTCGGCATTTTTTATAATGATTTGGGCAGTGTTAGTGGTTCCTACAACCTTGACCATGTAAGAGCGATTGTCAATGGCCTCTTTGTTGAGGTCATCAGCTAGCTCTTTGGCTTGGTCTATGGGAAGCGTTACTATCATTAGTCCATTCTTGATTCAGCGTAGCACTCAATACCGTGGTCCCGTAGGACTTTAGCATAGGCTTTTGTACCCGCTTCTTTAACATACATGGATTGTGTGTATCGGTTACCACAGGCATCAAACACGGTGTAACCACCACCGTAGCTCGCACTGTCAACGATACCGGCTTTTTTCAGAAACCTGCCGAACGGTTGTGTGGCAGGAAGAACACGTACCCATGCGAACCCGCAAGGAAACCATTCTTCGCCGAGTTCGTTGAGTTTGTCTTGTGCAGCTTGTTCTGCTGCGGTGATTGCTTGGTTATGTATTTGCTCACATTGAGCGTAGGACATTGTACTCATATCATTACCCTTTCTATGGTTTATGAATTTACTGTTTTTGTACTACAATGGTAGCGTAACAAAGCGAGTGGTGTTGAACAAATTTTAATTAACAAAAAGGGGATACAAATGGCTGATGTGCAAAGGCTTTTATTAGAGACCGGATGTAAATATTCTAACCAAGCCTACAACGAAAAGATAAAGAACGGAACTAAAATAGAATCTAAGCTCACCTCAACAACGGCCTTCTTCGTACAGACAAAAACCATAGACATCATTTGCTTTAGAGGTACTCAGCAGATACGTGACTGGTTGTTTAACATCAGTGCCATTCCTTTTCCTTATGCGGGTAGGTTGTGTCATGGGGGTTTTGTGGCAGCGCACTCTTCAGTATGGGGTAAAATCAAAAAGCACATTGACTATGACAAAAAACTGCTCATCACAGGTCACAGTCTAGGAGGCGCACTAGCTGAACTCACAGCCGCTAAACTCAACGGCAAACATAAACAGATGAGCTTGGTCACATTCGGTAAGCCGAACACATTTTTTAAAGGATTCAAAAAGCCAATGGATTTAACAGGCCAGATCTCCGTAGTGGCAGGGAGTGATCTAGTTTCCCGCATTCCTCGCCTTTGTTATGGGCCATCTGTCAGCCAAACCATGTTGTATCATGCTAACAGTGGTGAGGATGTAATAGACCCAGACCCAGAGTTTAAAAAGAAAGACTTTATGAGCAAGGCTAAAGAAGCAATCTCTGATCATTTCATGCCAGAATACGAACAAAGATTGTTTGATTACATAGAAAGTCTACACAAAAAATGAAACTAAAAGATAAACAGAAAGATAAACAGACAGAACTCTTAGCCCAACAAATACAGGATTATCTTGCCAAAGGTAATACGATAAAAAAAGTTGAGAAGGGTGTGTCAGGGGATGTAAAAAGGCGCGACGGTTTTACGCGTCGCACCATTTACAGAAGTTAAGTCCACCTAGCATCGCCAGATAAAATCACAGCAGGGCCAAGTATGCCTCTTGGATCTAACAGGCGGTTGGTCTTGGCGATAACCAACTCAGTTGCTACAGGGTTGTACTCCATACCCTCCAGTAACAATGCTTCCTCATTGACTAACAACTGTATGTAATCATATTCACCTTCGGGTGAGTGCATGGGTATTTCTATTATTTCTACATTACCCTTGACGAGTTCTTGTGCCTTTTGAAGATCGGGCCGTTCGTCAGCTGCGGTGAACGTATGTATTAATGGATGTGGTCTATTACTCATCGGTCATCTCCTTCTTTGCCCCAGTATTCTAAGATTGCACGTTTAAGTATCTCCTTGTAACTACGGCCTTCTTCTTTGGAAAGTGTTTGTATGCGCTTGTAAGTCTCCTCATCAACACGCACATTGTTTCCTTGGTAAGTGCTACTTGTCACGAGCCACCTCCTTCGCAACTATATCTATCATTGAGTTAAGGTTGGTAATGCAGGAAGACATTTTTTCAAACAACTCGTGATGTCGCTCAGATCTGTCCATCAATTGTTGTATTGCGTCACTGTGGAGGGAAAGTGCTTCTCCATGCTTGGTACTGACGTTGTTTGCAGAGTCAAGGCACTTGCTTATTTGTTGCATGGTTTTAGTGCTAGATGTCACAAAACTTTCTAGCATTTCTTGTTTTTCATCGGTAAAGTCTGCCATTCGAATAACCCCTTCTTTGGTTAATGGTAAAAAGTGTATTATATACTACTTGCGCGAATGGTACAGAGCAAAACAATATTGCGTATATGCGGATAGGTGTCTGTTCTTACTAATAAAGTCACGGTTCTTAATGTGTTGTTCTTTTACTATTGCTTTGTTTTCTGCATTGTAATCAACCGCCAGTTGATGATCTAACAAATGCCGACACAAAGACACGCTACTAGCCGGTGAGTAGAAGTCAGCCAACAAGCGACCAAACTTTCCTTTACCTTTCTTATGAGTTTTCAACACTAGGGGACAGTCTTGTTCCTCTGCTACGTCAAAATAATCTATGACCGCCCCTGTCGCCATCTGTCCATATTTCTTTTCTTCTGCATCTCTAGTACGTGATTCGGGTGTGTCAATTCCAACCAAACGAACACGCTGATTACGTAGCCAAACATCATGCCCCAAATCAAGGTCCACATCAATAGTATCTCCATCGACCACTCTCCTCACAACACATTTGTTTGTATAAAGTTTATCGAACATCCAGTTATAATCTGCAGGTTTGCTCGACTTGTCATGTCTAGTGAATTTTGATTTTAGCTCTTCTAGTTCGTGATGTCCTATTTTAGCCATATCTGTCTCCTATCTGTGCATAAATTTTATGAGCAATGCTGTCTATTTCGTCAGGAGAAAGATCACCTGTTATCTCCTCATTTGTAGGACTACCGTACCCATCCCCTTTGAACACTTGCTCTACGCTGATTGACGTTTTACCATCTCCGAAACATCCTACGTCTGGCTCGGGGGGAGATTCCTCCACTACAACATACAAACCATCGGGGTAGTCATCGTGTTCTACCAAGTATCTAGTAATAGAGGAATTCATTTTGTTATCTCCACAGTAAAAGAACAAGCAGCAAATAAAACACTACAATCCAAAGCATTTTAGTATTCTTTGGGTATAAGTACGTGTCCGTATGCAGGTAATCCCGGAGCTAGCTCGGGCGCAACACTATCACCACGTAACATCCACAGATAAAAATCCATGTCAATAAGGTCGGTAAAACCTATGTGACGAGACCATATCTTCGCTTCACTTTTAGCCCTTGCAGAAAGAGACGCTTGGTTGTTTTTAACAGTAATAGTAATGATGAACATATCTTCATCGGGGTACTTTTTAAACAAAGGGAAAATTTCAGTAACGAAGATGTCAAACAGCCAGTGACAGCCGTTACCTTGACCACCGTAGTTACGCAAGTAATCTGCGCCTTCGGAAAGTAACAACATACCTAGCTTGGGAGTTACGCAAAAATGTCGCTTGGGTGGTATATCGCTACCGCTAAACTCACCGAGCGTAGCCAAGAAGATCGCGTCTTGTTGGGCTTCTGTTTTACTTTTGTCCTCGTAAGGATTGGGTTCGTAGTTTCTTGGCACACCTAACGGTGTTGTGATTTCTTCACCGCTAACTGCATCAATAACCCCGTGAGGGACTTGTGGTGTTTTCATAATTAACTCCTTTCTTTGAGTTTATGGTTTTGGTTGCCACGTTCCTTGTACTTGGTGTCCACAGCGAGCACAGGCTATGCCGTGGAGGTCTACATCATCCTGAATACTTTTTGCCAGTAGCCAAAAGTTTTCGCTACCGCACACACCGCAAACGTGGACTTCTACCCTGTTGATATCGTCTGGCGGTTTGTTTTTGTTTTTAAATTCTAATATATTTCCCATACTTAACTACCTATAAAAAGCAATACTAACACAGGTAGTTATTCGTACCTAACTGTTGATGTTTTCACACAAGAGGGTAGCTTCTTTCTCTGTTGTGTTACACCGAGCTTCCCATCCCCTACTAAAATGATCGTAGTGCTTGAGTGTCTTAATAAACTTCCTCCTGTTTTCCATCAATCTTTCGATTAGGAGTTGCGTTTCCTCTTGCTTAAACTGCTCTAGTGTATGCGTTCCTTCTTGAATTTTTATTTTCTGGTGCGCCATTAAGTTGTCAGGGTCAAATACTTTTTTAAGAGTAATTGGTCCCATGATTCCATCTGTCTTACATTCAAAGAATATTTTCTGTAGCTCTTTGACTGCTCGTGCCGGTCCTGAGTTTACGGCAAAGTCAAACAGAGCAAAATCTATGCCGTCTGGCAAATCGTCACCCATGATTTTATCCCAGTATCGTGTCTTGTATATCTCTGCCACATCGTCATCAGGGATATTTTTTAGGTCTTCTTCGGTTACTAACGCAGAAGAATCTACGACGTCTTGTATAAAATCTTCGTACACCCGTAGTGTGATGCCCTTGTTGGTTGCACCTCCCGGATCTTGGGGGTGATTTACAAAACCTCCCTCGTGCTTCAACACGAGAGCCAATGCTTTTTCAAAGTTCTCTTTCATCATCGTTCTCCTCTTTGCTTAAAGTATTCATCTTGCAGTTTGTTGTAAGCATTGTAGGCGGCTCTCCTTTCACCGCGCTCTGGAAAGTTATTTTCTACCACATCCCCATGATCCATTACTTGACTAGCAGCAGTCATCAAGCAAAGTGCCTGTTGCTCAGTAAATGTGATTGTAATTTTGTTCTTACTCATATTCATCATTCTCCTCTAACCATTCTGGCATTGGGCGTTTAGTGTATCTAGCAAAAGACTTTTTGGAGATGATGTAATATTTACGGTAACAATCAACGTAGTGCATCCTGTAACCATCAATATCGCTTGTGCAGTGATCTGGCATACATAAGGGAGGTGTGGTTATTTTAAAAGGCTCCTCCATTATTGGGAAGTAATGTTCGCAAATATCTTCTAATACCTTTTGGCTTTTGTGTGTTTTTTCATAGCGATGCGTATATTCTTTACCAATGCTAAGTCCATGACGTAACGCCCACTGCATATTCTCATGGCTTTCACCTACCCATAACGTCATTGGGTGGTTGACAAAAGCCGGTTTATAAGTGCTAGGTAACGGTTCTAACTCAAACGATTGTTGAACTGCTGTGCTGCACATCTGTGCTGTTTCTAAAATCATTTTAACAATGTGCTTGTCGCATAGGGATAGTGCTGCGTTCTTGGGGTCTTCATCTAAGAAAAATATATTCATAACAATGCCTTATAGCGTAAAACCCCAACTTAGCAAGGCGAAAATACTGGAGCAACTACACTTGCATTTCACTGTGATTGTCCCGTAAGCCTCTTGTCCACGGCTTGTCAGAAAAAGTTTGTTTAGCCTGTCCCCAGTTTGGCCCGAACTCCGCATCAATAATAGAGGGAACTTCTAGACTTACACAGTCTTGCATGAGTTCAGTAATACGCTTGGCTTGTGCCTCACTCTCTACGGAAACATCCAACTCATCATGTACCTGTATCATGGGGGTTATGCCCTCTTCCCACAGTGCTACCATAGCGGCCTTCGTTTGATCGGCTGCACTGCCCTGTACGAGCTTGTTCAGAGCCTTATAAGTAAACGCACGTTTAATACTAGCACCGTGTTCGTTGAATGCGTCCTGATAGCTTTGAGGCCTCCATATGCCATACTTGGCAGGTTCCCATTGGTCAAACCTGCACTTACGCCCTAGCAAAGTTCTTATAACTCCTTTACGTGCTGCTCTGTTTACCGTGTAGTCAGCAAGCTCCTTAACAAAAGGCACTTTACCGTGATACACCGCAAAGAGTTCTTTGGCTTCGTCTAATTCTAAACCAAGTGTTTCAGCTAACTTATTACTGCCCATCCCATAGAACAAACCCAAGTTAATATCTTTAGCCTGTTTACGAGGCACACCCACGATGTCTGCTGCCATTTGATGAAAGTCTGTGCGCGGGTCTTTGTTGTACTCAGCAGCAAACTCACTAGCACCGTCAAACCCCATGAGCTTTGCATAATGCACGACAATGCGTGGCTCTTGACTGCTGTAATCAAAAGCACCCCATTCACAACCCTCCTCGGGTAGAAACAAGCTGCGAATCATTGGGCCAATCTCACCATGACGTGCAGGTATCTGCTGCAAGTTAGGATTACTGTAACTAAACCGACCAGTTACCGTACCACCAAGCTCACTACGTAACGGGTGTAACTCTGCGTGTATTCTACCGTTGACTTGGTGTTTGAGTATGGTGTCAATAAAAGTAGTCCGAGCCTTGTTAAACTCTCGCGCCCTAACTACCATCTGTGCCACTGGGTCTTTATGATTCTTCAAAAAGTTTTTGGTGAAACTTGGTGCTTGTGTTTTTTCTGTCTTTTTGTAACCCAAACCTAATGAATCAAAAACCTTTGCCACGCTTTCAGCAGCCCATATTTCAACATCAATGCCAGACCGCTTTTTAATCTCAAACAACAACTGGTCTTCTTTGAGTTCCAACCCACGCTTGACTTCTTCTGCTGTTTCTAAGTCAACACGCACTCCTTGAGTACGCATATCAATTATTGTACGTAAGACTTTTGTTTCTAAGTCAAACACACTGCTTACATCTTCTTTTACAATTAAACCCTTGAACTGTTGCCATAACCGTAAAGTAAGGTTTGCATCTTGCTCGGCATATTGGCCGACGTGTTGGGCAGGTAACTTGTACATCTCACTTTTAGGATTGACACCAAAAGTTTCTGCTGCTTCACGTAACCCGCGCTCTGATTTGTTTTCCTGTAGATAATCTTTACTTAACGCATTTAACGAATACGAAAAACGGTTTTCATTTAACAAAGGAGCGCAAACCATTGTGTCTACCACACGCCCTTTGACTTCTACACCTTCGGCTCGTAACCAACCCACATCATAAGGTGCATTGTGGAAAATATAATCTCTGTCAACAGAAACCACATCAGCTAACCATTTATAAGTCAGCTTGGGGTCAAAATTACTACCAAGTTCATGCCGGATAGGAAAGTACCAACTACGGCCTTCTACTGCTACTGCGATACCAATAACGTGTCCATCTTTTCTTGCCCAACCTGACCCCATTGTAATTAAGTTAGGGTCTTTGGTTTCTAAGTCTATGGCTACCTCACGGTAACCTGCTAGGTCTGGATAACCATCAGGCATTACCCATTCAGTTTGTGGCTGAATTAGTGGTATCTGCATTTTTGTCTTCCTTAACTAACGGCTTGTTAGGTTTGATAATCATAGGTTGGCTACACACCTTGCAGTGAGGCCATTTGTTTTTGAGTGTGCGAAAAGAAATATTACGCTTTGTCCCACACTTACATTCTGCTAAAACCAGTTCATCAAGTTCATTCGTCAAGGCTTAAAACCTCTGATTCAACTAAGAGTAAATACCTACGTAAGTCCCGTATGTCATCTAAGATGCCATCGTCCCTCATGTCTTGCATCATAGCGTGAAATATGTCGTAACGCTCATCGACCCTGTCGGACAAAGAGTTTTCAATTCTATCCCACTTACGGGCCAACATCATAAACGCCCCGACACCACCACGCTTTTTCCAACTATCCCCATAGTCCTCCTCCTTTTCAACAAGAGTTTCTATGTCAGATTCCATTGCCCTGCAAACCTTACGCATCTGTAGGGTCAGATCTGAAAAATCCAAGTTGGTAAAGGCTTTTTCTATGTAGCCTTCGTTACCGTCCTTGGGATGACCGTCTTTTTTGAATGCGCCTGTCAATCCATTCGACACAGGCTTTTTGCCACGCTCTATCATGTATACCCTCCGCAAATGTTAATGCTCCAACTAAATTATCTTCTTTGTATTGCTTCCACGCTTCCCGCACTTGTGTACAAGTCCTAAACAAATAGCTGTTGGCGAACGTATACTTGTCTGGGTCACGAAACCACATTGCAAGCTCCTGATCAAAAACCTCTGGGTAATCCACTAGAGGAGGTGGGTCATAAGAAAGACCATCCTCACCTAAAGTTAAGTAGGGGTCATAGTCAGGATTGAACGTACCTTCTTCATGCTTACCTAGCTTATCTAACACCGCTTCATACGCATGGAGGTTATTGCTAAACTGGTAATAACTACCAATCTTTGCCCCCACACGAGCAGCCATGTATTCATGCAACATACTCATGTGTACAGCATTAGCACCAAATGTTCCCCAGATCAGGTCATTACTACGATTGCTAATTGTCATGTCTAATTTGTTTGTTTCGTCACAGAGTTTAAAATAAATACTGGTGTTACATGGCACATCTTTGAAGTTATTTTCAACCATCAAATCTTCGTGTGCATCCCACATAGCTACCACAGTGCGTCTGTCATTGGGGTAGTTTTTCAATCGCTCCACAGCGATATCTAACTGGTCTATGTCAAACCAGTGTCGCCACCTAAAACCGTATGCTCCATGAAACACTTTTCCATCATCACTGTACTCATGAATCCGGCTGTTGTAATGATCTACAAACTCAACGTCTTGCCTACCTGCCAACATCCATAAACCTTCCATCAAATGAAAAAACGGGTTTGCATCCCTCTGAGGGTAAAACAAAACACGTTCAACTGGTTTTTTGTACTGGATTATCACAGGTGTAGGGAACTCAAGCACTGGCCCATTACGTGACTGCTTTCTTTTTCCCACAGCCCTAATAGCCTGACACACTAAAAACAGACCCTCACTCGGGCCTCTCACACTAAATGTTTCCATTACCTTATCCCAAAGAATTGTAGGTTTTTATCACTGGCTTGCAATAAATTAACGTAAGCATCACTGTCATAGTCTTCCCTTCTGTATCTCAAATGCGTTTGCCTTGAAAAAGCATGGTTGGACTCTCCGTGTTTGATATAGTTTTCGTAAGCAGGGATTACCTTGTTAAGACCAAAGTGCGGAATAATGTTAGCCATGTTGTTTTCGCGAATGGTGCGCCATTGTACTCTAGCCTCATGACTTAACCAGTAGTCGATGCAGTGTGCGTAATTTGCGGGTTGTGCGTCATGCTCTAACTGAAAGAAGTTGCTACCTGCTTGAAAAACTAAACTGTCTATCATGCCTAAATCTGTGGCAACTGGCACAGCCCCACATATCATCGCTTCTACAGTGGTGCGATTAAAATGCGCTCCATACTGTGAATACTTTTTCGACCAACTTGGGTCAATCTGTAGCTTTGCTTCTTTCAAATAATTATAAAAAGTAGGGGTAGGTATGACCCCAACATAGTCCATGTCAAAACGAATAGCATTGTCCCAAATACGTGTGCCATCTGGCTCTTTATATTTATCCTTGCACTTGTCATAACTGGTCATGTAGCGGTACTCAATACCTGCACCGCCCACTATCTTTTTCTCGTTGTTTTGCATTCTTGGTATTGCACGTATCAAAGAGTCGACACGCTTCCAACCCTTAAACACCTGTACTGACACAAAACCATTGCGGTCTTTCCAGTCCAATGGGGCATACGCTTCTGGGTCTTTTTGCCACTCTGACAAATCAAAAGGGTTGACAATCATTGTAGAGGGAATGTCTATACCTGTTTTGAGTGTTGAGTAGTAAGCAGCCTCATGTACGCAGATCAAACCCTTAAAAAATTCTTTAACATGGTTTAGGTGAGGATACAGTTGAGGAAAGTTGCCATCATGTATTATGCCAAAGTGGTTAGCCCGTGGGTGATAAAGTTCCTCCCACTGGGTTACCCCCTTGTTGTCTTTGTTTAACGTAGGCACAGGGATATGCCATATTACTGCATCATACTCTAATGTTTGCTGCCTAAACTGTTCCCTACGTGCATCATCAAGGTAAGGTACTTTAGGTATGCCTGACCACCCTCTGGCTTGGTTGTATCTATAGCCAGTGCCTTTAGGGTTAATCTGCCAATCGTCACGCTTAGAAGTTACGCTGATTGCCTTATGCTTAGGACACAACATAACTATATCTACTACGTGTCCTGCTTCTTGGAAACCTTGTGTTAGGTTTTCAACATGGTTGATAATCCCACCATAATCTTGTATCTGATACATGGTCATTAATATTTTCATTCTACTGGCCCTCGTTCAACGGGATAGACTTTCCCTTCTTTGTATTTAGTAACAGACCGTGGCCTACCCTCTCCGCGTAAAACACGCATATATTTATCGTACTCACACAAACTATGCTCTATACACCGCATATCAATGTCTTTGGGATTGATAGGTTTATAACCCCGCTCTGCAGAGATTTCTGCAATTAATTTTTTATAGGAAAGCAGGTGCTTCATTTTTGCAACAGACTCAGCAAAGTTCATACGCGAAGTTAGGAACCTGCCCCAAATACGGTTAAGACCACGTAAAGCTCCCGGACCTGCATTAGCCCAGAAGTATCTGTCACTTACGAAATCTTCTAACGTAGCTTTTTGTTGTAGCTCTTCCCAACTTTCATAGAAGGAAGCATTACCTCTGTAAGTTGGCATATAGGTGAGGTCACAAACTACCTCGTAAGCCATAAAACCTCCACCCCCAAACCCCTTAAAGTCCATCAACTGGTAGTGCATAAGTCTCTGCTGCATAAAAGATGCTGTGTTGTTCATGGGGAAGTTGGTTGTGTCAAGCACTATATCTTCATACAGAGGAGTTATAAAACGGTCAATAACCACCTCAGATTTAGGGGCTTTGATTCCTTGGTTAGTAATTATGTATGCCCCAGTAAAACACCGTTCCTTATGTTTTATACGTTTTTCAATTATTTCCTTTATGAGTTTGGGGTTGTAGTTGTTTTCTGTTATCCAACCGTGGCTAAATAAAAACTCTTCTGCAAAATCTTTTGTACCCACCATGCGGTATAGAGCAGCATTTACAATGTTATTCTTTAGGGTGGCATCCCTAAATGTCAACACCTGCTTCGGATGGTATGGGCTGTTGAGTTCAGAAACAGGGGTAAAGTTTTTACGCATCCATATAGTTTCCCTGTCGTTTTCACGGAATGGGTTGGTGAACTTGTAGTTTTCCAACCAATGGTCGTCAGACCATTCCCCAAAAGGTTTACCCTCTAGCCTGTTACGGTAAATCTGGTGACGTTCAACAATCCACTGAAAAAAACCACTCTGTAATATTTGGGCTTCTTTTAACGGTTCAAAATCATATGTCATATGTTTCTCCTTTCTTTGAGAATAAATACTACCTTTATAGTATGCCTATACATTTATCAAATAGCTAGTACGGTAAGCTATAACCTTGACTGTACATAGGGTGTATCAGGTGTAACTTTTTCAATGCCCGTGTTAAACCAACATAGAACACCCTAGCTTCGTCTTCATCATAGTAATCCATCTTACGCCACATAGAGTATGGCCTACGCATGATATCGGTGAGCAACATCACATTAGTAGCTTGCGCTCCTTTAGCCGAGTGTATAGTAGAAATACGTATACGTGGCTCCTCTGTTAAAGACTCACCCTTACGTAAACAGGCTTTGATATAAGTTTTGTCTGTTTCACTAACTTTACCTAACCCTACTTCCCACGGCTTGTCATGAAGTAAACCATGTTCCTGCATTAAATCACTAAGTGAATAAAACTTACCTTCCTCTCCCCGTGGCATAGACTTTTGTCCATAGGCTACTTGTGTTCTAGAAAGCATCTGCTTATACACTAGCCTTACTTTTTCAGCACTTACACGTTCACCTTGTAACAGTAACTCCCACAACCGCACAGCTTCTAACACATTATGGTCTATGCTTTGTGAGCTATTGTAAACATACAAGTGACCCCTACGCCTTACCTCTTCTTCTATTTGTTTTGCACCTCTACTGGTTCGGCTCATCAATAACCAGTCACCTTGTGACAAATCAACTTCTTCAGAATGACTGTGCCACAGTATTTCACCTTCTTCCTCACGTGGGGCAAATATCTTTTCACGTCTACCCACTATCCGTTTTATTACTTGGCTAGATAACCTATGGTGACTAGCAGGTATGCGGTAACTTTTGTCAAGTAAGGTAACTTCACCTTTTAAACTTACAAACTGCTGCACATCTGCACCCGCATAACGAAAGATAGCTTGGTCATCATCACCGGCTATGTAACACTCCTTACTGTTTTGTTCTAGTTGGCGCACCATTTCCCATTGTATTGGACTTAGGTCTTGGGCTTCATCAATGAACAACACCTCAAACTTGGGTGAAAGCTCATGCTGAATAAAGTATTCGAGCATATCCGTAAAATCAAACAGGCCGAATGTCTTTTTCCAATGAGCCAAACCCCTGTCTACATATTCTACCCTAGACCAATCTGTTTTCAACGGAACGGTGCTTTCTTTGTAAACCTTTTTGAGTGGCTCTCGCAGTATACGGGACATATTAATAAGCTCTAAAAACTTATCTCCGTAACCAAAATCTTTGAATGGGCCTTGATCATTTGTTTTATGATCAATAAAAAACTTCCCAACCTTTAACCAATCAGCTACCTCTTGATACTGGTTTTCTGTAATGATCTGGTTGTGGTTCAACCCTGCCTGTAGAAACGCTAAACTATGTAGAGTTCTAAAATAAGGTAGGTCTTTCTTAGACAAATTAAACCGCAAACAAGCTCTTTCTATAGCTTCATTTGCGGCTCTACGTGTAAAAGCAAAGTAGCCTATCCTATCTGGTTCTACCCCCTTCGTTAAATAGCTTTCTACTAGGCCGAGTAACTTGGTTGTCTTACCTGTTCCCGGAGGCCCTAGTATTATTTTCACTACAATATATCTTCTTTAGGTATTGGGGGAAGTGGTATTTCTAGCTCTGTGTCGGAGAAATAGTTCTGCGGTAATGACCACACATGAACTCCCTTACCCCTAACTCGCCAAAACATTTTTTCTGCCCCTAAATCCTGTAAACGTAATGTTATTTTATTAGATGTATAGTGGTTAAAATCATTGACCGTTAAATGCTTCTTCAGATCTTTGATTTGAAAATAAACACGCTCATCTACCCAAACTGCGATACCCTGCAATATGTCTTCCCTTTCTTCACCTTTGGCTCTTTCCGCAGCAAAGGAGTACAGCAGTTCTTCAAACTCACCCTTGAATGTAGCATCAGGCGGTACTTCTACCACTGTTAGTTTATCTAAAAGGGATTGTATTCTAACCTGCCACGCTTTTTGAGCAACCGTTAATGGAAATTTATTAATCTGGCTTACACACTCTTTTTGAAACTGCATCTGTGAGGTTAAGCCATTGGTAGAAAGTTCTACCCGATTACCATCTACATTTAAAATCCAGATAGGAGGATCACCATCTATTTTGGTTAGACTACTAAGCTCACTACCTAACGCACCTTGACCTACCCCATACTTACGTGACTTACATACTTCTTTGTCACAAAACGGTTTGATAGGTTGATCTTCACACTTGTAGAAGTATTCTTTTTTATTCAACTGTTTGATTACAGTTCCTACTTCTGTGTGACTAAGTGGTGGTATCAAATAATCCATGTTATAGCGTTGAACAAGTGTTTCCCAGTTTTCACTATCGTATAACCTTGCATAAACCCCTAGATTAAACAGTGCGTTATTACGCGACCCCTCACCAAACCCTTGAGCGCATAAATGCTGCAAGCATGGTGGGCCTTGATCTAAGTGTTCCTGCTTCTTTATACCAAAACTAAAATCTAACTTATGAAAGTTAGAGGGCGTAGTAATGTAAGGCTTGACATACGCTATAAACTCTTCTGCTGTAAGACCATTACCCTCGTCATCAAACGAATAACGAGTGCTGTTCTTAGAAGAGTGGTACGGCATATTCAAAAAGTTACCTGTATCACCTCTGTCAAGTAAGATAGTTGTTTGCTTGGGAAATATTTCACTACCAGAAAAACCAAGAGCTGCTGCTAATTCCGTCATACGACGTTGCATATCTACTGCTTCTACCGGCTCAGAAAGAAACATCCAAACGTGCGCTCCACCGCTTTTGGTTCTACCTACTACCGCAGGTATCTTATGGGAGCGAATCATCTTTACAATGGCAGTGTGACTAACATCATATTCATCGATATCAATCGCACCCCACTGGCAGGTATTATCACTACGAATAGGAATAATACCTAAACCAGTACCACCTTTTAGATGTTGCTCCCACAACTCTGCAGTAGGAGGCTCACGAATTACTTTAGCAGTCCCTTGCTTTTTACCATCCCTATCCCTGCTACCATTGACTACGTAAGTTCCGTGAGCGATATCACTGCCCCTAAAGAGCAGGTTAAACTCTTCTGCTAATGACATTGTTACATCACTGAATCATCAGCGGTAACATCTGCATCGTGGGCCGGTGAATCAACGATACGTACTTCTTCTGCCTTAACAGACTTTGCAAAACTAAAAGCAAGTTCAAACCAGTTGGCTTCTTCTGCATTATTTTCAATATCCAATGTCCTTACGTGTTCAACAGCCCAGTTAGCCCATGAACCATGCTTATTGGTTTCACCAAGACTAGATAGCCTATACACATTATTGAACATGGGCTGAATAGCTAACTCACCGTTTTCCTTAGTGTAGGTTTGCGTCTGAGCCATTGTTACCCACTGCTTTGCTTTCTTCAAAGAACTGCTGCTCATAGGTATGAGTACGTGTTGTGCCTTACCTTCTAGAATAGCCAAACAATAAAAGTTAGCTGTGTTCTTTAATTCATTTCCATTTGATATTATTAAAACACCTTTTTCATTAGGTACAGCTTCGTTTAACAATGGTGTATCTAATGGGTGAGAATCTACAAAACCCCCTCCGTCATTAGTGCGTGGAATCCATTCAACGTAACGCCTGTTATAATAGGCAGGTATAACCTCGATACCCTTTGGACCGTCATAAAAACAGTTCTGCACTGTATTGTAGATATCACCTTCACCTGCACCCTCTACATACTGGGGGTCGTTCTTTTTGACTTGCGGACTATTTGCTTGTAGTAATCTGATGAATGGTATTGCAAGGTCTTCAGATGCAACCTCCTCAAATCCAGATATACTTAGTTCTGCAAAACGACTAGCCACCGCTACGCTAGTCGCAGCTTTTTCAGCTACTTCTTTTGACATATGTCACCTCATTTAATTTTAGCTCTATTACCAATGTACAAACCAAATAGATCACTTGGAATGTTCATACCCTTTTCAGTTTGACCTTTACACCATGCCTTTAGAGTCATAGGTTCTACCCACTTACGGGTATTAACTGCATAATCACTAGCTGCTAACTCTTCGGCAAACTTTTGTGCTTTGGTTTCTTCACCACGCACAAAACTCACGGCTACTTGGTTTTTAATCAAGTCACCATGATCGTTTTGAACAAGCCAGTTGAACGCTTCTTCTTGCTTGTCCCGAGGAATGGAAGCACTGTAATACTTATCCACCGATATGCTTGACCCATCCTCTAAATTTATTTTGCTCAAGTTGAGTTCTGCCATTGCTTCTGGCAAACGCTCTTCTGCTATTTCCCTAACTTTACGCTTACATTCCTTTACAACATCTTCTGCTGTTGATAGTTGATCTTGTGCTTCCTTTAACTGCACCGCCAACTTACTAACTTCACTGAGGCCATCATTACTTAGATCCTCAAGTTCGGTTGCAATAGATTCAAACTTTTTCATTAGTTACCCCTTTACCTGTGATATCTGCATAAAGTGGATAGTATTTTTCATCTAACCTATCCCACTTGAGCATTTTGATACGGTGATTATTATTCCTTGCTGCAATACAAGCAGACAAAGCAATGGCAGCAGGGTCTCCGGCCAGTAACAAATAATCATCATCACAAAAGTTAGCCAACCTATTAGTTAGCTTACGAATTACAGGTAATGTTGAATATGTTTGAACGTCAGCAGACAGTAATATTTCACAATCACCAAAACTGGTAGCATCTGAAAAGTTTCTGCCGCGAAGTTCCTGAACAATGTAAACCGTCATGTCTTTCTCCACATGGGTATATAGCAAGTTTTGTATTATAGGCACAAACAAAAATATTTGTACAATATATTTTATATCTAAATTGACTCGCGCGTCCCGGAGTTTCCTCGTCTGTAGGATATATTGTATATTGTATATTATAGAATCCAATAAAATTAATTTACTACTTTTTTAATTTGGTACTATATAGTAAAGTTACAGCTACCAAACATTTGTCAAAGAAAGAGACAATGCGATACAAGTTTAAACACGAACCTTATGCACATCAGCTTGAGGCACTAGAAGAATCTTGGAACAAAGATTACTTTGCGTTCTTCATGGATATGGGTACTGGTAAATCCAAAGTACTCATTGATAACGTGGCAATACTGTACGATCAAGGTAAAGTTGACTCTGCACTTATTGTTGCGCCCAAGTCTGTGTACAAAAACTGGGAACTCAAAGAGTTACCCGCACACCTGCCTGACCATATAACAGCAGATATAGTGGCATGGTCACCTCACAAAACACAGAAAAAGCTGAAAGAACTCAGCAAGTTAGACGAGGTAAACCATAACCTGAAAATATTTCTAATGAATATAGAAGCGTTAAGCACTAAACGTGGCTACGAAAAAGCAGCCCAGTTTCTTACGCACCGCAACACCATGTTAGCTATTGACGAAAGTACGACCATAAAATCGCCAAAGGCAGCACGTACAAAGAACCTAATAAAACTAAGAAAATTAGCCACTTACCGTAGGATATTGACAGGTAGTCCGGTAACCAAAAGCCCCATTGATCTGTATTCACAGTGTGAGTTCCTTAACGAAGAATGTTTAAACCAAAGTTCGTTCTGGAGTTTCCAAAACAGGTATGCAAAAATGGTCAGGCGTACAGTAAGCACTCATAGTTTCCATAGCATAGTGGGGTATCAAAACCTTACAGAACTTACTGCCATACTTAAAACATTTAGCTTTAGAGTACGCAAAGAAGATTGCTTAGACTTACCTGACAAGATCTACATCAAACGTGAAGTAGAACTCAGTGACGAGCAGCGTAAAATCTATGCAGACTTGAAAAACAATGCTATGGCAATCATAGAATCTAAAGAACTGGTAACCGCACCCACCATACTTACACAGCTTTTGCGACTACAGCAGGTATGCTCTGGGTTTACCAAAACCGAAGAAGGTGCAGTAATCCCTGTACCTAGCCGTAAGATTGATGAACTCATGGCAACCTTAGAAGAAACACAGGGCAAAGTGATCATTTGGGCCTACTTCACACAGAATTTATTGGAAATACAAAAGGCACTGGCAGAAACCTATGGTGCAGACAGCGTGGAGACGTTCTATGGCGAAACAAAAGCCGAAGACAGGCAAACCATTGTGGAAAGGTTTCAAGACCCTAGCTCGCCTCTGAGGTTCTTTGTGGGCCAAGCTCGCACAGGAGGCTATGGTTTAACGCTCACGGAAGCCAAAACAGTTATCTACTACAGTAATGGCTACGACCTAGAAGTCCGTCTACAGAGCGAGGACAGAGCGCACCGCATAGGTCAAACCAATAAGGTTACTTACGTGGACATAATAGCTAAGGACACAATCGACGAAAAGATTCTACAAGCCCTACGTAGCAAGATTGATATCAGCGCACAGGTGATGCAAGAGGGCTACAAACAGTGGATACTCTAGACTACGCCTAACCCACCTATACCCCTACGTCTTTGTATTGCCTGACCTGTAGTGTCAAACGGGAATAGTTCTTGGTAGTTAGCTGTGGGTTGTGGCTGTTGTTGAGTAGCAGCGATACCAGTAGGCGCGGGTGGTGTCCCTGCAAATGCTCCTGTTGGTGGAGGTGGAGGCGGGGGGGCAGGTGCAGGAGTGCTAGTCGGAACCGGAGCAGGTGGAGCTTGTGTTACTGTTTCTACAACTTCTTCGGTGACGGGTGGTGGAGCAACTTCGGGATCTAGTTCACCTGCCATTTTTTCACTGCCTAGTATAAATGTCGCAGGTACTCCTCGTTTGAAGAAAAAGTCTAAGACTGTTTCCCGTGGGCCTTGCAATGGCAAACCTACTTGATTATTAGGCAACATTTCTATTGGGGCTTCTTTCATAATTTGTTGTGCGAAGCTAGGATTAGTTAGGGCTTCCGTAAGAACAGCATCATATCTTGCACTAGAACCACTGTTTATGGCTCTTGCTAAAAAGTAAGCCATCGCTGCCCTGTAACCAATACGGCCCTCTTGTATTGCAATGAACCGAGTTGTGGCTTGTGGAACACTGGTTCCTACTGATTCAAATACTTTAGTAAGCAGAGTTTGTGGGTTCATCGATGCTGCTTGACCAAAATTCACACTGCCATCAGCATTTTTTGGGAAAACCTTGTTGACTCTATCGGCAAAGTCTGCGAGTAATTGTATACGGTCAACTTGTGCTTCGCCCAATGCGTTATTTAGCGTTATTCTATTATTACGGTTAGCTAGATGTTTGAGTAACGCACTGGGTTGATTTAAAATATCACCGTCAATGTTATTGAATACTTTTTTATTTAAACTGTCTAAAACAACTTGGTTCCATTGTTTTTCAAAACCACCTTCCAATGCTTGCTTACGAATGTCAGATAATATTTGACGATTTCCAGAAGTGAATAAACTGTCAAACAGAACTTCTTGATTAACTGCGTCTGCATCTACATATTTTTCTAATTGTCTGTATAGCTTGTTACGCATTACTGCTTCGCCACGTTCGGTTAGAGTGGCAAGGCGTTGCGCTGTGTTTTCTGCTGTTGAGGCAATGTTAGCAAAAACATCATCCATTTCTAATTCTTTTATAACTTCCGAATATTTATTGCGAAAACTATCAAGTTTACCAGAGCCTATAGATCCATTACGAACAACTTCTGTGTTTGCTCTATCTAATAAAGCATTGCGTAGATTAGACATCTGGCTGTTACGTATAGCAGGGTCTTTGACTAATCCATCTGGCCCATAAACTTGTTTGAAAGTACGTATGCCTTCAACGCTATTTAAAAATTGGTCAGTGACATTTTCCGCATTTGTTTGATAAAGTGGAAAGTCATCTGTACCACCTGCTCGCTGACGTATAGTGCGGAAATATCTATTTTCAAAGGGGGCTGAAACTTCGTTTCTGTAATCTTCTAAATACCTTAACAGATTATTACCAGATCTTTGTAAATTGGGAGACCGTGACTCTAAGGTTGTTTTCCCCGCACCCCTAGTTGCAAAGTCATCCCACATATCTGCAAAAAGCTGTAGTCTAGATGCTTCTGCACCGTTGCCGACATCATAAAACCTAGCAATTTCCCCGCTGATATCTTGTCTAGTTTGTTTCCAGTCTTGAAACGACAAAGCAAAATCATCATCCCGCGATAACACTCTTTGGATGGTTCTGGGTAACCCTTCTCTTGTTAAGGATTTATCTTGTAGAGCAGGTAAAAACGTACCCCTGACTTCTTCTACAAAATTTTTCCAGTCTGCGTTTGTGCCTAATTGATCAGCATCATTTATACCTTCTTTCGTTGCGCGTTCTTCAAATCTTTTTATGGCAGCGTTTCTGGCATTAATTACGTTCTCTCTTGTGTTACCACCAACAAGTGCGCGTTCACCTTGATCTAAACTAGGGATTAAATCGTCTACAGCACTTTTTAGCTCACCTGCTTCTGTTTTATTAGCAGAAAGAACTTCATCAAAACGATTTCTTAATTGATCAATTACAAAAGGTACTGACTCTCCAGGATTACCCGTACCTACCCCGACCGATAACTCATTGTCGTAGTAATTTTTTATCCTCGTCAAAATGTCGGTTACACGAGCTTCTTCCTTTCGCAGAGCATCATCCCCACCTCTTTTGATAGTTGCTCCGGTACGGGCAGTAGTTATAGGGTCATCTAATATTTCCGCTAACTGAAAAGGTATTTTTCCGTCAGGGCCAAACATTAATGTCCCAAACTCATTTTGTATTTCACGCACTCTTTCTAAGGAATCTGCTGTTTGTGGTCTACCTTCTAAACCTTTAAGGTATTGTGCAACTAAATTTCTTGCAGCAGCAGAGCCTTCTTCTTGTGCGACTTCCGTGCCTTTACCTGCATATAACCGCTCCGCTACTTTAACATCATCAGTGACACCCGCAGTGCTGCCTTTCAATCGCGCACCCACAGCTCTGATAGGACTTAAACGCATAAAACCTTTTGCGCCACCCAATACTAAGGGAGCAGCTAGTGGAGCTACTAATCCACCTGTTAAACCAGAACCACCAAACATTTCTTGTTCTACACCCGCACCTAATCCGCTAAGTGCGACAAAACCCATTTCTACTCTACCTGCTCTCCCAAGCGTTCCGGGATTAGCTCGGTACGGGGCAATCATCATTTCCCCTAGTTTTCCTCGTGTAGTTGTGGGAGCAAACGCACCTAACGCCCTACCAGAAACAGGGTCTACAGCAGGTCTAGATGGGCCTATAAATCTTGACATAGGCACACCACCTGTGTCTGCACCAATACCTAAACGAGCAGCTTTACTAGCTTTACTGGCTTGTGCCATTGCGTTCAACGCTCCGGCAAAGGGTATTGCTAGAGCACCAAACTCAGCAGTGCGTTCTAAAACATTTCCTATCCCGCTTCCTGTACCTAAGTCTGGGCCTTCTTTGGCCATTTTAATTAGTCCGGGAATCAACCACTCTGCATCTTCGTAGTTACCAGATCTAAGTGCTCTGTTCAAAAAGTCTCGGCCTAGAGTACCTTCTTCTAGTCCCTGTTGTTTTTCGGTTGATCTTGCAATCGCATTAATAGCAGCATCAGGTAGTAGAGCCAAACCTTTTACGAACCCACCGGCAATATCATTAGCTGCTGCACCAAAACCATACGTTCCTCCACGTCTGACTGCCTTATCTGATAGAGGGCCAAGTGCTTCGTCATAATCTATACTTGTTCGTGCTGCTTGTGGGACTACGGCTTTTTTACTGGCACGTAAGGAGGCGGCACTTTCTCCTTTCGCGCTTTGTGCTTGTCTTTGTTCTGGTGAAACTGGAATTAAAGGCATTAATTAATCCCTGTTTTCTAAACGGCTAGTAAAACGACCGACCAGTCCCGATCCAAACGGACCGACGCTATCAATGTTAGGCATAGGAGCACCTACCACATTGGTTGGATCATATCGTGTTTTAAATGCCTGACCTTGAGGTTCGAAAGTCGAAAACTCACCTCTCGGACCTAACTCGAGGAATGCTTTAATAGGTTTGTTGTTGGCTCTGAAAAATTCGTATTTATCTATTCTGTCTAATTGATCAGCCATAGCCGGATCTTCATATTGAGCGCGTACTTTTGCTACTGTGTCTAAAGCATTTGGATTCATTCTTGGGTCGGCGAGCATAGCATCATCAGGTGTCATGTTTACAAACCCAGACCATGATTGACCTGTTTCACTAAATAGTCCTAACATATCTCTAAATTGAGGATTGCCGTAATCGACAGGATCATTAGTAGTTGCACTACCTATGTTGACTATTCTATTTGGTGCGCGACGTTCCATTATTGCACGTTCGTACTCGTTACTATTCAGCAGATCTATTGCTAGTTCTCGCAGTCTTTCATATGTAGCTTCTGGACTTGCAAAGAACTGAGGATCTAAATCAACCATGTTTTCTATTCTTTCCATTTCTCCGATAGGATAGCGTGGGTTCATGGTTTCTGCTCTTTGGTAAGAGCGAATGGCTTCTAATAATTGTCTTCTTTGGTTTTCATTTTGAATAAAAGTAAAACCATCTGCCCCAAAAGCACCTAAACTATTTGTCGCCAATGCTTTGATGAAAGAAACAGGGCCAGTACCTATTTGACCATCCGAACGATAAATGTCGGCAATCAAAGATTCGAAATCGTTGATGGCGCGTTCTTTAGCTCCAATTTTATCTCGTAACGTAAGTATTCGCTCATTACCCATGTTTTCAAGAACTTCTTGAGGAGGGGCGTCAGGGTCTGCCACAATAACCATTGGGTTATCACCTCGTAATGCGTGACGTTGATTAAAGTATTGGTTTACATCTTCGCCTTGTACCCCGACAAATCTTCTTACTAAATCACCGTTTTCATCAGGAATCATTTTATATAAACCACCCCATTCTTCAACTTCTGTTTCTAGCATGGGTTCATACATTTTTTGCAATGCGTCTATCTGAGCTGTTCTCAAATCAACACCTAATGTTATGGATAATTCTTTAATCCGCGTGTTAAGCTCTTGAGCTGTTTGTGATTCTATGGCGGCTTGTTGTATTGCTGTTGAAAACAATCCTTGTTTCATAGCTTTTGTTCCCTGCTCATCAGTACGGAACATTTCGTACGCACTTTCAGCTAAACTTCTATCTTCTTGGCGTATACGCTCTGCCAGTTCCCTACTTTCATCAAACGCTTGTGATTTCATCTGCCTTTCTAGAAGCTCTTGCTCCCTAGACATAGGAGCTAATCTTTCGGCTGCATCACCACCGAACGCTGCAACTCCCTGTAAAAACGTTCCGGGAGTTTGGGCTAACTGATTAAAAGATTGTGCTAATGCAAACAACGCTTCTGGACTTCTATCCATGTCTCCTACAAAATCTTGACGTTCTTGCAATAGCTCTTCTGGGGTTTTTAGTTTCTCTGCTGTGGGAGCCATCAACGCATCTAATTCTGCTTGATATTCTGCCGCAGACTTTGTAGTTAATAAATCACGGTCTCCTG